TTATCCCTTGCGCCCGCGCAGCATCGCCGCGATCGTCACGGCGTTGTAGCCGCTCTGCTGCCAGAGATCGTCGGGCACGGTGCCGCCGTTGCGCAGGATGAGCGTGATCTGCCGCCGCGCCTCGCTGCGCGCGGCCTTTTCCGCCTTCTCCTGCGCGGCTGCGTCTTTCTCGGCCGCGTCCTTTTCGTCCTTGGCCTTCTTGTCGGCGGCGGCCCTGGCGTCGGCGAGGGCCTTGGCCTGCTGCTGCACCTTGCTGTCCGCGCGGGTGTAGTCCGCGTCGTCCATGTCGAGCAGCGCGGCGATCTGCGCCTTCGTCACACTGTCGCGGCTGTCGGCTGCGTCGAGCAGGCTGTCGATGGCACTCAGGCGTGTCCTGCGTTCGCCGCTGTAGCGCTCGTAGGCGAGCTGTGCCAGCTCCGGCAGCTTGCCCGCGAGCATTGCGCGGTAGTACCCGCCCGCCTGCTGAGAGGCCGCAACGGCCGCCGTCGAGGCCTGCCCGCCCGTCAGCGCTGCCGCCGTGCCGAGGGCGTTGGCCGCCGCGAGATCGGCCTGCCGTTCGTACTGCTGCCGGTAGGCGGCGTAGAGCTTGTCCGACGCCGGATCGTAGTCAAATTCCTCACCGAGCAGTGTGTCGAGCATCCGGTCGATGCGGTCCCGCTGGGCGGTCGTGCCGCGCTCAGACAGCAGCGTCTCTGCCTCGCGGCGGTGCGTGCCGTCATAGTCCGGCACGTCCTCCACCGGCAGGTACTGCAGGTAGTCGTTCGTCTGCTCCTGATCGGCCATGCCTTCGCCGCGGATCTTCGCGTTGCGCTGCTGCTCGTAGATGGCGGCGGCCGCGTTGTCGCCGCGCTGGGCCGCCCGCTCCATGAGCGCGGCGTAGTCGGTGTCCTTGTCGTATTTGTATTTTGTCGCCATAGGTTCTCCTTTCCTCAGTGCTGCGGTCCGGCGGCGGTCTCCGTGCGCGTGAGCGACAGCAGCCGCCACGCCCCCGTGCCCGTCAGCCGCAGGCGAAAGTGGTCGCACCGGCGCGGCAGCACCGGCAGGGTGAACGAGCGCTTCGCGCCCGCCGTCATGGCTGCGAGCGTGTGCCACTGTCCGTCGGAATCATACTGTACCGCTGCCGTGATGCTTGTGCCCGCTTCCGCCTCCAGCCGCAGCTGTACGCGCAGCAGGCGCTTGCAGTCCGGGCTGCCGCTGACGAAGTCGCTCGTCTCGAGCAGACTCTGCATCTGTGCCGTGCTGCCGGTTCCGAAGCGCCAGACGCCGCTGGCGTCCTGCGCGTAGAGCGCGCCGCCGCGCCGGGCAAAGGCGCGCGCGTGAAAATCGTCCTCGCGGCTCCACAGGCCGCTGCGCGTGTCGTATGCGAACAGATGCCAGGCGTTTTGCGCGTCGTGCGCCGAGAGATACCAGCGTGTGCCGTCCGTGCCCGCTGCGCCGTCCGAGAGTGTGCGCCCGAGCGTGTCGCCGATGCGCGTCGGCCGTCCGCCCGCCGTGCGCGCCGGCCCGGCGGGGGAGAGGTAGTAGAGCGTCTCTGCTGCCGTCACGAGCGTGCGGCCGGAGCCCTGCTCCGCGCCGAGCGCGGCCGAGGCCACGAGCTGGAAGTTGTCCGGCCGCGTGCCGTACAGCCGCCAGAGCCCCTCCGGCTTGAGGAACACCACACCGCTGCCCGTCGCTGCGCAGCCGGAAAAATCGCCCGGCGCGCCGACGTCCACGCTCCACGCCGCCGTGGCGACGGCGCCGTTTTCGTCCGCCTCGTACCAGAACCAGCTCAGCGGGTCGCCCAGCTTTGTGCACCACACGGTGTCGTGCGCGCACGCCCAGAGCCGGTTGCCGTAGCTGCACGCGTGCTGCGCGTCGGGGATGCGCCGCGTGATCGTCACGCCGCTGACCGTGCCCGCGCGCACGAACGTGTTCGGGTCGAAGATCAGCTTTGCGCCGTCGATGCCGCGCAGGATGTACGTGCCGTTATTGCGTGCGTCGCCGAAGCCGCTGAGCGTCACGGCATCGCCCACGCGAAAGCGCGTGCCCGCGCCGTCGGCCTGCAGCACGTTCGCGCGCCCGGCGTCGCCGGTGTCGTCGCTGCTGCCGAGCGTCACCGTGCCGGTCCAGCTCGGCTCGGCGCTGCCGAATGTGCCGTCCGCCGGCCGGAACCAGATCTTGTCCGGCCAGATGAGCACCGTGCCGCCGAGCTCGGCGAACACTTTCGCCGTGTCCGTGAGTGTGCAGCCCGGCACGGCCTCGCCGTTATGATACAGCGCCGTGCCCGCGCACCAGAGCAGCCCGTCCCCGGCCGCGAACAGGCCGTTCGGCTGCCCGGTGGACGGGTAGCTGAGCGTGCGGCCCGGCCGCGTCGCGAACAGGGGGCTGTCGGCTGCCGAGCCGTTGATCATTTCGTAAATGCCGCCCTCGGGGCAGGCTGGCCGGTGGTCGTAGCCGCCGAAGGCGGTCTGCACGTGCCGGACGGCGGCCATGCTCCGCGGGAATGTGGGTAGATGCATGCCTTGCCTCCTTACAGATCGAGCGGCTGCCCGTTGTGATACAGCGTGCCGCACAGGTCGATCTTACCGGCCGAGAGCTTCAGCTCCGGCACATCGCCGCGCGTCGCGGAGATCACTGCGCCGCTCTTGTGAAAGATGAGATATTTGCGCTCGAGGCTGTTCTCGCTGCCGATGTGCAGCGTGTCGGCCACGGTCGTGATGCCGTTGAGGTCGATCTTATCGGCCGAGAGCGTGACGCTGCTGCCGCCGTTGTTGATGGCGGCGACGATGGATGCCGCGTTCACGCCGTCGGCGTCGGCCACGAGCGCGATGCGCGCGCCCTGGTCGCTCACGGTCTGTTCGAGCGCGGCGACATTGCCCTCGGCCGACGTTAGGCGCACATTCAGGGCGTCGGCGTCAAGGCTCAGCTGCGCGATGTCGCCGTCGGCCCCGTCGATGCGCGCATGGATCGGCGAGACGAGCCGCGAAAGCGCCACGGCGTTGAAGTTTTCCGCACCGAGGTTTGCCAGCGTGTACTGCAGCGCCTCGAGCAGGCGCGGCACAGTCTCCTCGAGCGCTGCGAGCCGCTGCTCCACGGTCTCATGCCCGGTGCGCTCCGGCAGCGGAAAGTCCAGTGGGGAAAAGTCCGTCATGCGTCACCGTCCCCTCCGCCGCGCTGCGACACGTCCGCGCGCAGCACGGCAATGGCCCGCACGAGAAATTGCGGCAGCGGCGCGCCGAGCGCCCCGGCGTTTTCGATCACGCTGCCGAGTTCCGTCAGCAGGTACCACGCCGTCACGAGCGGGCACAGCAGCACGTCATACTGCACGCCCAGCCCCGGTACGCTGCCGAGCAGCGCCCGCAGCGCAAAGTCCAGCAGCGCCGCCACGAGCACGCCGGCCACGCTGCCGGCCTTGTGCCACAGCCCCTCGCGGGCGCGGCGGCTGCTCCACGTGCCCGCGTGCAGGGCCGCAGCGCTGCCGGTGGCGTAGTCGAGCACCATGGCCAGAAACCAGGCGGCTGCCAGCCAGCCTGTCCAGCCCCAGAATGCCGTCAGCGCCGCGGCGGCCGCAGAAGCAGCCGCCTTGATCGTTGTGAGTCTGTCCATTTATGTCTCCTTTGCTTCGTCGATCATCCGCTGGCACACGATCATCGCGCGCAGCATATCCTCCGACAGGTCGAGCTTACCGTTAGCATCCCCCTGCAATACGCCCTCGCGCACCATGCGCTGCAAGTCGCCGCGCGCCCATTCGGGCACATCGTCAATCGTGTTATACCGTGTCATATCCTCGTCCTCCGTGTCTGTATTTTTTGCGGCCATCGCGGCCGCGACGTCGCGCCGAAATCCGTCCATCGTGTAGCCCATGCCATAGGTATTCCACAACAGCTCAGGGTCGGCGTGGTTGCTGGCCACGCCGCACCGGTGTCCCTCGGCGTGGCCGATGATGACGCCGTCCGCCAGCGGATCAAGCCCAAACTGCGTGCACAGCTGTGCAAACAGCGCCACGGCCGTGCGGTACGTGCCCGTGATCTGCTCCGCCGCCTCGGCATAGGGCATGCTCACGTCTGGCTCCGTCATTTCCACGCCGATGTGCGTGCCGTTGGCCGCGCCGCCGCAATGCCAGCCGCGCATCTCCCACGGCAGCGTCTGGTATATCGTGCCGTCTGCCTGTACGAACGCGTGTACGCAGACCGACTGCCCGCCAGGCTGGTACTGGTCAAAGTACCGCGCCAGCACGGCGGCGCTCGGCTGCGGCGTGCCGATGCTGTGCAGCATCAGCCCCTGCGGGCGCAGCAGCGCGCCTACCTGATAGCACTTGTTCCCGGTCGTGAATACTTCGATGATGTGCATGGTTTGTCCTCCCTATCCTTATGCGATCTCGTGCGATTTCACATTCACAGTCAGCCCGCTTGCCTGTGCCGTCACAGTGTACTGCGCGATGTTAACGGTGTCACCGCCGACGTCTGTATGGATAAACTTCAAGACGCTCTTGTCAGTTTCATTTTTGGCGTTAGCCACGATAATATCGGGCATATTTGCAACGGACAGTTTAATCTGCCGTCCGCTTTCGATTGCTTTGCGGATGTCACTATACGACGCACCGGTAGCCTGACCGCTGGCGTAGGTGAGCGTCAGCGGAAGAGAGACAGCATCATCCACATACTGCTTGATTGTCTTGTTCTGCACAGGGTTGGTAGATGTGTCCGACATGGCGGTGTCCACGGTCACGCCGCCGCCACTTGCAACCTTAGCCTTAACGTATTCGACGGTCGCGGCCGCATTGGTGTCTGCGTCGGTCGGCGTTTTCACACCGGTCAGCTTTGTGGGTTTGCTCGTGTCCACTTCTGAAATATCAAGTGTATAATCATAGCCGCTTCCGGACGGAGACAGGCCGACACCGTGTCCAAGGGTTCCGTTTGCGGGGGTCAATGTCACATACCCCTGAAACTGGGGGCTGTCGTTGCCAACAGCGCCGATATTCTTACGCGCCTGAAACTGCTGCGCCTCGTCCAAGGTCTGCGCCGCGTCGTATCGCACCGCCCTGCCATCTACATACGCCTTAGTAGCCGCGTCGTCATCCTCGGTCGGCGATGCCACTTTCAGGCGGGCAATTGGCGACACACCAGTCATGGGGTCCGAGCCGTGCGAAATACGTCCGACGTCAGAGCCCGCTTTCTCAAAGTGGATGCCTGTGTCCGTGCTCGTCCTGCCAGTAGATACAGACCCCTCAGCGCTGACTGTAAGCCCAACGCTCAAATGACCCAAAATTTCGCCGCCCTGTGTTGACAGCTTGCCGTCCAGCGCCGCCTTGACGGCCTTGTTCTGGACAGGGTTGGTAGATGTGTCAGACATGGCGTCGTCGACGATGGTCTTGTTTGCACCCGCCTCCACGCCGTCGAGCTTCGTCTTATCCGCAGCAGACATTAGACCTGCCGCGCCGGTTGTCGCTTCCGCTGTTCCCGCTTTACCGTCCAGTGCGGTTTTGACCGCTTTGTTTTGGACAGGGTTCGTACTGGTCTCGTCAAGCGTTGCGTCCACGATGGTCTTCGTTGCGCCCGCCTCGATACCACTCAGTTTGGTGTAGTTGGCAGCCGACATCAGGCCATCGCGCTTGCTGGTCGCGGGCAGCGTGACCCCGCTTAGCTGCTCAAAACGGCGCGCAATTATGCCATTCTCCACGGCGTTTTTGGATTCAGTGTCCAGCGCGTCATCGACAGGGAAGATGGATTCTTTGGTGCGCAGCGCATAGGCTCCGTCCACGACCTGAATCAGCATCGTATCGTTTTTGACACTGACCGGGGGCAGGGAACCGCGGCTGTCGATGTACTTCATGACCACCTTGTTCTGCACAGGGTTGGTAGATGTGTCAGACATGGCGTCGTCGACGATGGTCTTGGTCGCGCCGTCCTCCACGCCGTCCAGTTTGACCTTATCCGCGCTCGACATCAGGCCGTTGGCGGACGTGGTCGCCGCCGCCGTGCCCGCTTTCGCGTTCAGCGCCGCCGTCACGGTCTTGTTCATGATCGCTGCCGTGGACACCGGCGACAGCGTGTCGTCCACGTCCACATCCTTGGCGTGCGCCTCAACGGTGTCGAGCTTGCGCTTATCCGCCGCCGACATCAGGCCGTCGGATTTCTGCGTTGCGGCCGCTTTGTCCGCCTTCGCGTTCCAGGCTGCCATTTTTCCTGCCGTGATGCCGTCAAGCACCGCAAGATTTTTGTGCGTGTGCCGTGCCTTGGTGTTGGCGGCGATCTCTTTGACCAGCCCCGGCGTTGAGGCTGTGGCACCGTTCGTGCGCTGGTACCACTTGGCGTATTCGTCGAGCGCGGCGTTAAAGAGCATCATACTGTCGGTGTAGTGCGCCGTCTCATGCGCAGCATAGTCGCACATGGCGATGACGTAGTACACGTACAGCCGGTCAAACGGTGCGGGCACGAGCAGCTTGGTGCTGCGGTCGGTGTCCGCGTCGTAGGTGATGCACTGTTCGGGTGCCGTGCCGAGGATGCGCGTCTGGATCATGCTCTCGCACTCGTTGAGCCACAGGAGCTTTGCCGTCTCGTCCCATGCGTTCGGGCAGATGGCGTCGATGCGCGTGAGCGCCTGCTGAAGCGTTGCCATGGTCAGAGCCCCAGCGCGCCGCTCTCGGCGGCAAAGCGGGCGGTCTCGCGCTCGATGAGTGCGCCGGTGCGCGCGTCCTGCGCCTCACCCTGGGCGAGCACGAGCGCGAAGCGGCGCGGGATGGTCACGTCCTCGCCGCGCGGGATGCGCACGGTCTCGCCGTTGACGGTCACGAGTTTGTCCTCCTTGTAGCTGCCGTTGTCGCGGAACAGACGCACGGTCACGGGTTCGCTCAGCCAGGCCTCAGCGGCGGCGCGGTCGGTCTTTTTTCTGGTTGCCATAGTATATTCCTCCTTGTGTGCATGGGTGCCTCCCGCCGCGCGGGCGGGAGGCACGAGGTAGATTTCTTACTCGGTGTAGGTGCTGCAGGTCTCGATGCGGCGGATAGCACTGTCGTCGAGACGCACGGCGACCTTCGTGGCCTTCCAGCCGACGCTCGCGCGCTGGTTGAGCGGGTCGCCCGTACCGGCGGAGCCGAGCTGCTTGACGATGTGCTCGAGGCCGCCGCCGGTGATCTCGGTCGTGCCGTAGCCGTCGGCGCCGAGCACGAGCGTGACGTACACGTCGCGGCCCTGCGCGCCGGCCTCACCGGGGTAGATGATGGCGTTGTCCTCGGCCGTGACGGCGGCGTCCACGGTCATGGAGTTCGCGGTGTTGGCCGTGACGGTCACGCATGCGTTGCCGATGAGCACCTGACGGCCGACGAGCGCGCCGGACTTGACCGTGCCGCCGTCGAACGTGACGGTGGTCTTACCGCTGACCGCACCGTTGACGAGCAGGGTGCGGCTGTCGCTGGCAAGATCCTCTGCGTGGAAGATCTTTGCCTCCGTGCTCTCGACGAAGCGGCAGCCCTCGATCTTGCCGATCTCGCCCTCGTACATGTGCTCGGTGTCCACGTACTGGTGCGGGGCGAGCCACTTCGGGTCGTTCATAAGGTCATAGGCCACGTCGGGGTGAATGATGACCGGGAACGCACCGTCAATGCGGCGGCAGTTGGCGTTTTTGAGCGCGCGCACGGCGCGGCGGATGCAGTCGACGGTCAGGTAGTTGTTGTCGGCGGCGCTGGCATTGCCGCCCTGCAGCAGATAGCGGGCGGATACGCTCTCATCGGCGTACTGCACGTTGTCGCCGCCGACAAGCACCTCGCGGGTGATCGTGTCGAGCGTGCGGCCGGCCTGCGCGCCGAGGAGCTTCGTGGCCATGGTGAGGTTGTTGTCGATAGCGGTCAGCAGCAGCAGGTCACTCATCTGGATGTAGCCGCCGTACTGACGCACAGCCGCCTCAACGGTGGTCATGCTCAGGCTCTGGCCGTCGGGGGTCACGCCCTCGGTCAGGGCGGTCAGCGCCTTGCCGAGCGGGGCAAAGCGGCGGAACTGGATCGTCTTGCCGCCGTTTGCGGGGATGGGGTGCTTCTGCGCGAACTGGTCGTGCACGAGCTCGGGCTCGGCCGCGTCGATGAGGTAGTCCGAGTAGAACGTCTTCATCTCCTCGGTCAGGCTCTGCTGGGTGGTCACCTGCGTGTTTGCGTCAAACAGGCGCAGGTCCATGCGGATGTTTTCCAT